CAACTAAACGGTTGGCCATGTAATTACCAAATCCTGCATTTGGACAAACAAAGTCTACTGAACTATCAGCAGGAACACTACTGAACTCCACAGTGTTTTCTCCTGTTACACCTGACCACTCCCTTGGCCTTCTTCCTTCCGCAAACAAAAACAACTTCTCAAATGCCTGCACAGGTATTACTTGCTCACCGACATCGTAGATCAGGCCAGCCCCATAATTAGATACCAGTTCTCCTAAGCTATTATATAAGCTATACCGATTAATAATTATTAATTGCTCGTTGCCATCTGGATCAGAAAATAACTTCAAAGCATGTCCACGATTTGTATTAAATACCTTCGTCATTCCTTTCCTTGAAGAAATAACTCCTTCATCAATTCTGATGTTTTCTGCCAGTTGCAACATGCCTGCACCGAGCAAGGTTGGACTGGTGTGCATATCCAGCCCAGTAAAGCCCAGATCACCATCCTCTACATAAGGATCATCTAGCTGACCAAATGACCTATATCTTGCCATGCCGACCCTCCAGTAGCCTATCTAGTTTTGACTCAATATTGTCTAACCTTTTAAACAGACTTTCATTCTCAGCAGTGTTGCGAGCCATGTCTACTTCCAGCTTGTTAATTCTTTTATCGTGCTGGGTTAACGAATTGAATGCACCCTTCAAAATAAATCCACCCATCGCAATGAGCAAGCCTGTGACCAACTGAAATATGAAACTAATATCCATTACTTATCGTCTTGGACTTGGTCCGAAATAGAATCCCAGAATAGCACAAAGGGATGTTTGTCCCATATAGGCGAGGTGCCCAGAAGAGAGGATGATTGGATCTTGCGAAGATGGATAGGAGAGGAGTCCGAATAACCACTCGGTCCTACCCTCCCCTGTTGCATTTGTGATTGAGATAAATTCTGCTTGTGGGAATACGGTGCAGAGGAGGATGCACAAGCAGTAAGTGCCAATACCACAAAAAGCAATAAACCTGCGAGTGTAAGAAACAGACTCTGAATCACCGTTTTCAGAAAGCTGCTTTTGGAGTCTAATGAAATTATCATTTGCTCGACTCTCGCGCGCGAGTTCAAGCTCATGCTTTTGCCTTTTATTTTCAAATATAAAGCCAAACACACCTTTGAGCATTGCACCCATAGCAGTGCTGCCTCCACCCGTAAGAAGCATAAGCAAGACCTCACCCATTTCACTCGGACCCTCCGTATCGCAATTTCTCTAGCAACTGGTCATGCTTGCCTGCTTGCTTTTCTAGAAATGCTAATCGCATATTCTGCTCGGCATCGTCTGGCAATGCACCCAACTCACCTCTGGGCCATTTGATTCTAAACTCGCTATTAAGCTCAACCTCATGTTGCAAGCGTAAGATCTCCATCTCCAATGTATTAATTCGTGCGAAGATCATTGCTCCAGAATACACACAAAAAATTACACCTCCAACGAGCTTCAAGGCAAAACCAGTATTGGTCTTTAGGCTGGACTCTTCTGTAATTCCTCCGCTCATAGCATCACACAATCCCACCCCTCAGATGAAGAGTGGAATTGCCTAACCTCAACAAACATTTTAGTCTACTGAAACTGTGAATCCGCTTGTTGGGATCTTAAAGATGTCACCATTCTGGATGTCAGCAGAAGTGTTTAATGTTCCATAGACAAGTAGGTTTCCGCTTGTTGCAGAATCGTAAAGACCCACATGAGTAACTGTTCCCCAACCAGACTGAGCATCATTAAATGTAAATGCTCCAGTGTTGCTGGCAGATCCAGTTGAACCCACTACAAAATCACCTTGGTTAGATGCTCCACATTGTACTCTTGCGTAGTTTGTTCCAGAGACCTCTGTGCCTCCACTGGAATCACTTGGTGCTGACTTTAGTAAACCAATATATGGTTTTGAACTGAAAGTCACATTTGACCCCCCCAGCAATCCAGTAAGGATTTTTGTTTCTAAATAATCTGTTGCCTGTGACATTTAATTTTCCTCCTATAGTGCTGAGATGATGAATGAATGAAGTTCTTCGTAACGAAGTGAATATTTTTCAAATGCTTCATAAGTAACTTCATCAGAATCTTTTATTGATTCTTTCAGAAGTTCATTCTTCACATGATTATTGCTATTCTGAGTAATTCCAGTATCTGTGCCATTTACAAAAATTTTGTAATTAGTATTTTTTACCAAGATGGCATATCTAAATGGATCTAATCCCTCTGCACTAAATGCTTCCTCTACTTCTTGTGCGATAAACCCAATGTGTATTCTTGCATCCTCACCCTTTTCTGCAAATGCTGATTTGAAACGATATTTTTTAACCATGCCTTTTAGAGCAGTTGCTACACGCTTTTCTGCATCTGAAAGTGCTTCAATATCTTGCTTTAGATTTCTGTCAGATGAAACTGTTGGATTGTTTTGAACATACAAATCTCTCCATTCTTCTGCTGAATCTGTAGAACCTAAATCCATGCTACCACCTTGTGGGGCAAGACATCTATTTTGATTAGCATCTACTAAACCTTGACCATAAATATATACACCAGCAATGTTTCCGAAACTTCCTCCACCAGAGGTAGTGAGTCCAGAAGATGATGTAGTATTATACCAGAGATTAGGATTATCTATATGACAGATATAGTTTAGTGAGAACCTTCCATCATTCGCTTGTACTTGCATGTTTCCTTGGTGATCTATTACATTTCCCCTAGGATAATCGCTGGTTACACCATAGTTAGTACCATTGTATGTGCCTACATTTCTTACAATTTGTGCCTCTGCATTAAAACCATCAACATCTTGTTCTAATTGTAATGCAGTTCCACCTGCACCATCAGTCCCCAGTGTACCAGCAGAACCTTGATTTTTAATAAACATTCTATGGTAATTTTTTGCTTCATGTCCCCTAAAGTTCCATGAAACACCTTCGTCTAACCAGAAGGCCGCTCCATTTGCAGTAGAAACATACTTTTCTATCATTGCACTGGATTTTTGCAGACCCATAGCTAAACCAGAATTTAACTGAATTCCACTATATATAGTCGTGTCATTACTATCACTTGGATGATTAAAAGATTCTAATGTTAATCTACTTACAGAATCATTTCCAAGTGCAACTCTGAATGCATTCGTATTACATGACAATATTGCACTATTTCCTAACTCAGAGGAACCTTCATCTGTGTCATTTAAAGTTAATTGTGGTACACTTGCGTTAACAGTGATTGCATTACTTACAGATCCACCATCAAAACTAGAACCAGATCCAGATGCCCCTCTAAGATCTCCAGTGGAAAATCCCAGTCCATCATTTGATGTGAAAGTTACTACACCAGTTGAGGAATTGTAATTACCTCCAGTGAACCCATCTCCATTGGTTCCATTGGTTCCATTGGTTCCATCTGTGCCATTGGTTCCATTAGTACCACCGGTTCCATCTGTGCCTTTCTGGGCAAGTAATCCCCAATAGGTAGTGTTTGTTGGTGCATTGCCAGACGATGATTGCTTGGCAATATATGAAGATCCATTAAAGAAAACTACATCATCTGCCACATATGCAGTAGATCCAGAATAGTTACCTCTATAATCAACATGAGGCACTCCAGTAACATTACCAGTTACTTCGAGAGTGCCATCTACTTTTACTCCAGTAGTAGAAATTTCAAGTGCAGATGAAGTACCTTCTCCATCCTCCACTGTTGACATTGAACTGGTTACTCCAGTGTTATTATTAGTAGACACTTGTAACAGATCTTTATAAGTGTCTTTAATTGCTCTACCTTGCAAGGTTGCCATATTTTTATCCTCCCCAGTTTAATGATGTGACCTGCCAGAGACTACTATTGGTAGACCACAAACTTTGTATTTTTGTAAATGTGATTTGATTAGTTGAAAAATCGATTTCTGAACTTGTAAGACCTTCATGCAAAGTCCCTCCAGCATTGCCCCAGTCAACATCTGCATTTTGCCACTGGAGTGTAGATTCGTATCCTGCTGACCCTGCTGATAGTCTAAATCCAAACGATGATGATGCATTCCTGTTATGCACCTGTGCAGTAAATGTGTCCTGCTGGTCTGGCGAATCCCATAGGACATCTGCATTCTCCCAAAGAAGATCTGATGTCCATGTTGCAGTGCCAACGACAACTTCGAAAGTAAGTCCAGTGCTGACATTTTTATTGTGGATACGAAACGCACTAGACCCAGCCCCAAAGCTAATACTTGTAGATGCATTTCTGTAAACTGCATCGTATTGCTTGCCTTCGATTTGTCCCTCGATGTTGGCATGGATTGTAAAGAATTTGAATTCACTAGTGCTAGTCCCTGTTTTTAATTTGAATATTTCAAATTCTACTTTTTTTTTTAAGTCGAATGTAATATCTACATCGACTCCTCTGTGGTAAAGAGTTGCTATTTTTTCATCTGTGGGTTCTGTATGAACATTACCTTTTACAGTAACCCTCCTATAAGGTTCTGAGTATATAGTTCCAGCCTGTCCCCTGTCTTGCTGATGATTTAATTTATCTACTTCGCGGACTAGTAGATCCAGTGCCTGTAAGTCTTGTAATTGTGCTTTCTCATGCTGACCATCTGCGACAAGAAATGATCGATATGCATATGCTTTAATAGCAGGTGCCAAGAAATTTAAAACAGGATTGTCTGGAGTGTTTTCAGAATATTCTGGTGCTTCTTTCCGATAACGCATCCAAATGAAATTAACTGTTTCTGGAGTCTCTACATAAATGCCCTCGGCACCCTCTACCCAATTCAATGGGGTTGTATCTTCATACCGTGGATCTTCAGTGTGTGCTGAGATCATTGTGCCAATGACATTCACACCTGCTTGATCGTATTCTATTACACGCTCAAACTTAGTATCGATCTCCATAAAATAACGCGCATCTAATGGACTCAATCCATCTACTAAGTAATTAACACCTCTTAGCTTGCTATCTGTTGAATAATCTAATTGGCTAATGCAAAGATAGGTTTTTCCTTCGTATTCTATTTTAGCACCTACATAGTAAATGCCATCCTCTCTCCACTCCTCATTTGCATCAAAATCACCTATCTCATGCCATACAAATTCGTCTCTTGGGTTTTCGCTTTGTGACCAACGAGAGTTTATAAATTCAAAATAATTTTGTTGTTGCTCCCAGTCACCTTCTGAGTTGTCACCCCATTTTCTCCAGTATCTTCCTTTATAGAAAACTTCGTCTCCTATTTTGTAGTCCTGCCTTTCATCGTATTCTGGCTTAAAGTATCTAATTTCTGTAATAGTGGACTCTGGCCATGGGTAATAATCCCATACATATTTGCTGGCATCATTTACATATTCGCTAATCATTACCTTCTCATGATCAAGAAGGTTGCTAGGATCTATCCCAGCGATTGCTGCGATGCCTCGCTCAATCCTAGAATAAGGGATGCTACGCACCTCTATATCGCTAGTTTTGCTGACTTACTATTGATGGTGACTAAATCCCCAAACCGCTTTTCCAACCAGTTTAAAAAACTTTTATCTTTCCAACATTCGTAACCCAGCTTGCCTCCCCAGAAGTGATATACCTCTGGACAAACTTTCATTCGTAATCTTCCAAATGGAAGGTTTTTCCGTTCTCCACCAGAGACCCTTTTCTCGGCCTCCATAAGCTTCTTTTGTTCACTCTCGGCACCAGCAAGCTCGGTACGAAAGATATCCGCAAGACTACCCCAGATGTCTCCCGTAAGGTTTTCCTTACCTATAACTATTTCTTCCGTACCAAGCATTGCTAGACCGAATGAATGAAACTAAATTAGCTTAATTTGTATTTACCGTGATCCAACCCACCAGAGTAGGATTTCAAGGAAAATACAGATTCGATAATCGAACGAGGTCCACCCCCTAAGTCTGGCAGTTCACGAACGCTAGTCTCTTCAGCGAATGCTACTTCAAGCTGGGCCATATTAAGAATGAACAATGTGTTTTGTCCCTCACTGGCATCATATGCACTAGAAGTTCTTGCATCCTGCTCAAGAAAACTTGACAGGTTAAGCGTGATTGTACCGAAGTCGCTGTCTATGATATCAACCGCAGCACTCAAACGACCTTCGTCAGTATCTCTGTTAGAAACGACAAGGTTGTTTGTACGAGGTGTAAACAAGGTGAAGTTAGAAATGGTTTTCTTAACTTGCGTACCGCAAAGACCATAAAAGGTTTTGTCGGACTCACCAGTTTGCTCATAGATGCTTTGAAGGATGTCACGAAGATCTTCTTCCTGTGCAGCAGCAGCACCAACAGTTTTGATTGATCCAGCAGGAGTGCGGAAGTCCGAAGGTACTGGAAGAGTTGCTTGTGCAGAAGAATTAATCCACTTACCAAGACCACGGGTCTGATATGGTGAATTGGAAGTTTCCTGTGCAGTTTCCTGTGATGAACATAGAGTCGCTTCAATATCTCGTTTTGCACTTACGAGTGCTTTAGCGATACTGTTTGCCATCTCTTTTTTGTAACCGACTCCAGCGATATCGGAAGTCATGTTAGCTAAACGAGAGACTTTAGGCACTCTGCGAGCATACTGAAGATACACTGAAAACTTAGTGCGATCATCATAATTTTCAAAATCGCTTGCGCTAATATCTTCACCGTCAATTGGAAGATTGTCGCTAACTCCAGATGTGTATGTTGCAGTGCGGACTAAGTTGTCTTTATGCTTGTCAAGCGGCCATTCAACAAATGAATTTTTTGGTGCAGCACCTTTTTTAACCGCACTCATGAAAGGACAGGACTTTCTGTCTACGATGGTCATGAGGTCAGCGAGTGACTCCCGTTTAAGTGATTGATCTCTTTCTACTATTCCAGCCATGATAATTTTTCTCCTATAATTTTATAACAATGATTCGATGTATGCGGAGGCATCCTCTACCTGCCCAGAAGCTGCTTGTTGTAGGAGTGACTTTTTGTTGGTAGTTTTCTTACGAGTTACAGATGTCGCACGGGAAGGCACTGGTGCCTTTGGTGCTACTGCCTGTTTAGTCGTTTGATGAGATTTCTTTGCATTGATTGCTTTAATTCCTTCAATTGCGTAAGCTACGGTAAGAACTCCATATGGATCTCTTTCGTAGTAATCCTTAATAAATTGATTTGAATTAAGTACCTGCTGGACCTCTTGCATTTCTTGACTGGATTTATCTTTCATCCAATCAAATGTTTGCATGGCCGCCTGCCTGTTTTTTTCTCTCTGTTGTAGTCTTTGTGCTGCTAGTGGAATGTTTTTTCTAAGATCACGATCAGTCTCAACCATAAGCTTTCTTGCCTGCTCATAATCAACATCATGCTCTGCTCCAGTAATGTCGGTGTATTCTCCTCCATCTGGATTTTCCAATAACCATTCACGCAAATGCTCGGCTTCTGTTTCTCTGGCTTGCAGTTCCTTGTGATCCTTAATTCCCTCAAACCTATCCATTCCTTTTGGGTCTGGAGCAGGCTGCGAATCAGACGATGATTCAAGTTCTGCAATCTTTGCCTTTAGTCCCTCAGTCTCAGCTTCGGCTTTATTCCTAGCTTCGATTAATTTACCAATGCGTTTTTTGACTCCATCAGATTCCTCTGCTGGCGGCTCCTGTGGCTCCTCTACCTCTGAAAGCTCAGTGGCTTGAGGTTCCTCAGTTTCCTCTATCTCTTCTACCTCTTCAGTCTCCTCAACTTCAGTTGGTTCCTCTGGTTCTGGTGATGCACTCTCAAAGAACGATGACTCTACTCCAGCGGCCTCGGCAATATCTCCGAAACTGACTAGTCCAGAATCTTCTTTTACTTGATTTTCTTCTGCTTGTACGGGAGCGACCCCTGTTGAATCTGCCATAGGTTTAAATTCTCTGACGGTGGAATACTTACTCGTTGGACCGCAACGGACGGGTTAAATGTTAATCTAAACTGAACGCTCAGTTAACAATTTGCCAAGAGGCATTTCCTAAGTGCATGGAGTTGCATCAAAGGAACCTATACCAGATGCTTCTGGTTAGTTGCTTTTGCTCCTCATTCCACTTTGATCCTTTATAAACTTCTAGCTTACCACTCTTAATCAGTTCCTTTAGCAACTGATGGCATCTAGTGATTCCGAATCCAGTTTCCTTACGAAAGTCTCTTGTTGTGAACCAGTCATCACCCTTTGGTTTATTCTCGTTTACAGTCTTTACCTGCTCTAATTTCTTAGCCCAATTTATTGCCATATATATTCTCCATCAAATTTTTTGGCTACATAGACCTGCCAACTTTTGTTTGAGTAATAACCGTAAACCCAGCCTGTCTCATGGGCCAATCGATTTACCTTTGCACGGTTCCATCCCATTTCTGTTTGCGTAAGGCAGCCAGCCGAATACGCTGCCCCTCCCTTGTGCCTTGGAATTGTAAACATTTGAATTGAATGAATATGACCATGAACACAACATCCACCCTGCTTTGCGAAAGTCAGTGCATGTTGCTTGCAAGCGGAAACGGCACCGTGAAAGTAGCCATGAACGAATGTCATTATCCCTAGTTCAAGAACACCCTTGTCCACATTGTAAGGTAGCATCTTGCATTTTAACTTTTTGCATTTGCCAGTGATATCCTTGATTCCAGAACGCGCGGTATCCCGTACGATTCCGACAGAATGCTTTTCTGCCGTTTGCCACAACCTGTCATCATGGTTGCCAAGAAGGAAATAGTGAGGTTCCCAATTATTGAGAAACTCCATACCTGCTTCAACATCGGCCTCCATGCTGGCATTTTTTTCTGCTGGATCTGCTCCCCTCATCAATGGAGAGAAATCAAATAGGTCACCTCCGAATATTCGAACATCTGGCTTAAACTCCTCTGTGAATTTATAGAGGGCCGCAACCGCATCTGGATCTTGCATGTCTCCATGCAGATCACTCGCGAAAACAAAAGACTTCACTAGCAGCCTTTTCTTTTACCCTTAGTAGTTGCTTTCTTAACTTTCTTTTTTCTTGTGTAAGGCATTATCTTTTCTTTCTAACTTTTACGCACTTGTCTTTTCCCTTTTTGGTCCCTGCAAATCGGTATCCTTTCCAGCAGGCTTT